GCTTCTTCTGCGCTGGCACCTTTTGACAATAACGAACCCGACAACCCAAGCGCTTGCGCTTCGGTAAAGCCTGAGTTGGTCATGAGCGCACCGGTTCGACTCATAACATTCAGTAGATCTTTTGCAGCTACGCCGCCATTTTTGTTGGCGACGTCATTGATCATGTTCGCCATGTGCATGAATTGCTTTTGTCCAGCTTCACCCTGCTCATAACCCAGTGAATTGCGCAACGCCATACCTTGTTGGGCTGCCACATCTTTGTCTTTTATGTCCCACGCGGTGGCCGTCATGATGGTGTCACGGGTGTAAGCGGCGATATCTTCCTTAGTTATGCCACCGTTCGCACCCCCTGCCGCAATTTTCATTACATCGGTATCGTTAACCCCTGCCATTTCAACGGCGAGGCTATTGAGTTCATGGCGTAACTTTTGTGCTTCTTCTCCGCGATAGCCCTTATCACCAAGGTCTAGGTTTTTTGCCACGTCCACAAATGAGGCTTCGTTATGCATGGACTCACGCCCCGCCAACACGCCTGCTGCGGTGATGCCTATCGCTGCCGTGTTTGCACTTGGCATCGATGCGAGGGCTTCTTTTTTACGGTGCTGCAGCTCATTGGAACGGGCTAATAATCGGTTTTCACGTTCAAGTAATTGAGCTGATTTCTCAGCGCGGCGGTTCGCAATATCTTTGGCTTTCGATAAGTCTTTGGTGCTAATGCCGGTTGCTTTTAACTTGTCGTTCAGCGCGCCAAGTTGGCGAGTTTGATTCTTCTCCTTGGCGTTTAAATTCGACACGCTTTTGGTGAGTCTTTCTAACTCGGTTCGCTCTTTTTTGGTGAGCTTGTAATGTTCACCTTTCTTCTTCGTCAGCTTATCGATGATGGATTGAGAGCGAATGAGCTTGTTTTGCTCAACAGTGGTTAAATCAATACCTTCACGCTTCTTGGCGTTGAGCGAGGCCACCGTGTTTTCATTGGTTTTCAGCGAGACGGTTTCGGCGTCTGTCAGTTTTACGTGTTGCTGCTGCTTCACTGATAAGGCCGCCAACGCTGCAGCGTTATGGGATGTTTGTTCTTGAGTGACCTTGAGCGCCTTAGTTAAGGTTTCATACTGCCTTACATCCCCTGCAGTTTTCTTGGCGGCTCTGAGTTCTGTTTGCGCTTTTTCAGTCGCATTGATTAACCCACGCTGCGCCTTTTCTACTTTCTCTATTCCAGCGACCGCTTGCGTGGCGTCTGTGGTGATCCCGAGCTGTATTTTCTTATCCACGTTTCACCCCCAATTGAGCCAAAGCTAACTCGTAACGTCGCAAAGCAATTTCCGTTGTCCATTCAAGTGCATCACTGGCGGAATACCCCGCCAATGGCACCACATCTAAAATGGTTTCAACGCTCTCTACTGAAAGTAAGCCGCTGGTTTGGTTAAAAAATTGGTGGCCGCATTCACAAGGCTGCGATAGTCAGGCAATGGCATTGCCATGATCTCGTCTTCTTCCAAGTCGGTGAGGTTCGCCACAATGAAACACGCGCGTTGAATATCGTCGCTGATCTTGTTTGCCATCTTTGAAAGCTTAAGCGTTGGGAACTCAAAGCTAACCTTGCGCTCATCGCTGAAATACAAGGCCACTTCTTTTGCGGTGTCGTCTTGCTCAACGTTGGCTAGTTGATAACCCGTTTGGCGGTAAAAATCATAAGAAGCATCGTAAAGCGCCAACCAATCAGGATTAGAAAGCGAGTCTAACTCTTCTTGGTTTAGCCCTGTTGAGGCCATCACCAAGGCTTCTTTTTCTTCTTGAGTGAAGGTATCGCCCTTGGGTTCAATATCCATGCTTGATGCGCGGCTTAGCGGTTTCACGGTGGCGTGCGTAATGCGTTCAAGTGGCTTTAATAGCGTGAATTTACGCTGCAGGTATTCGGCTTGGCTCATGATGCCCCCAATAATTAGGTGTAAAAAAAGGCCGCCCAATGGCGACCTTGTTTAGTGGTGTGCGATGCGTTAAACGTTAAACAACGCGCCGCCAATGTTATAGATACCGTTATCAATATCGACCGTGGTGATAGGGATTCCGTTATCCAACCAAGCATGCTTGGCAATTTGCCCCGTGAGCGTGAGCGTTTGTTGTTCGCGCATCTTTGATGCGTCGTACTCGATGTTAACTTCGCCCGTCATGGTGTGCGTTGTGTCGTAGCGGCTGTGGTTGTTTTTGCCGTTTTCGCTGTAAATGATAACGGTGGATTCACCCGCCATCAGCGCGGCGTTGACCACCGATGCCATCTCACCTTTTATCGTGACCGACCATTCAGAGGCTTCATAACCCACATGGACTTTTTTCGCCATGAAAGTACCCGGTACATCCGCATACACTTTGGTGTATTTAGGCGGGGTGAAATCGCCCATGTTGTTGGTGATTTTAAACCCGCCAGGGAGCGTTAATTTTCTTGCGTGAATAACTCGATTATTCATAACTCACCTTATTAGCTGAATGTTTTGATTGCGTCGTCGATGTAAACCTGCAGGATTTCATCGCTTTGATTTAACTCAATGATTGAGTGTTCGTTTGGACGGTAAGCGCCCCAATCAATGACCAATACCCATTCGCCATTCTTATATCGCTGCAGGTTGTTGCGCGTTGTATGGAGGTAACATTTCGCGCCGATGATTTCACCGTCAGCCTGCAGGCTAGACAGCCAATTGCTCAACTGTGCAATGCGTTGTTTGAAGAAATCAAAATCAAGATTAAAGCTCATTGTGTCGCGGTGTGACTTGATAAGTTCACGGCACAATTGGTTTTCAATGCCAATGATATTACCAAAGCTGCCGTCTGCCGTGCGCGTTCCTAAGAACATCAAACCGCCGTTCGGGTCGCGAATGGTCACCGCTACGCCTTTTTTGTTGAGGTCTACACCTTCACTGTTCTTATCGTTGACGCGGTAACCAACCACACGCGCTATATCATCAAGCGGCGTGCCTGCGCCGTTCGGCGTTTGAGACGGTTTCACGCTGCAGCGCGCGGCCATGCCGACCACTGACGGTGGAATGGTATGCTGCCAACGTTCGCCGCTGACATCACAACACCAAACGCGGTGATGCACTTCACCTAAAAGCTCGGCGTAAGCCTTCGCTTCAACGGTGTTGGTATCCGGTGCATCCGTCCAACCTTCACAATAGGCTTGGTCAGCAAGTGCGCCAAGTGCATTGGCGATCTCAATACCATGAAAGCCAGGTACTGCAACGTTGGTGGGTGCTTCTTGGCAGCCAGCAAAAGCCGCAATGCCCGTGAGTCGTCCCGAAGGCGAAGTGCCGCCTACGATGTTAACTTTGGTCGCGTCATCGTCTGCGCCTTCTTGCTCAATAATGACGTAACAAGGCACCTTAGCGACTTCTAAGAAGTATTTCGCGCTAAAGTACAACACGCCCGATGGGGTGTCGGTTGTGTCAATCAACGGCAAATCTGCGGGGGTATACAGCTTAATCGGCTCGCCATAAGGCACGCTTGGATCTTTGTTTGGCGCAACACCAATCAAGCCCCCAAGCTGGTTATCTACCCCGCCCATGACGCCTAGCGGTTCGCTCACTTCAAGTGACATACCGTTATGGTTTTGTGTGGTTGTCATTGCCATTATTTACTCTCTTTTTTCAATTCGAGGTTTTTGTTTCTAAGGTGGTACTCAGCTTGGGATGGCGTCAAGGTGATGAGCTCACCTTTCTCACGCCAACGCTTGAGAATGCGTTTCTCTTTCAGCATCACGTAATCACGCGGGGCGTTCGTGGCCTGTGCTTGGTTTGTCGCGTCTGAATTTGACGCTTTAGTGGTTGCCATTGGCTACGCTCCAAATAAAAAGCCCTGCACAATGGCAGGGCTAAAGGTGAAATTTAGATACAAAAAAACCGCGCTAAGCGGCGGGTTTTGTTTCTTGAGGTAATGGGTATCGAGCTTTGATTTGCTCCACCTTTTGAATCCAAGCCTGCTTAAACTGATCTGCATTTGGATTTTCAACACTCAGCTCATACTGCCACTCAATGTAAAGGGGGTCTGATTCACGCTGATACGCTTTTGAGCGATGAGCAATATTTTGCCCTTCTTCAAACTGCTTTTGCTGCAATACTGACTCAATAGCGTCGGTGTCCATGCCTAAGTTGAGCATGAATTCACGGGACGTGTCTGAGTACGTTTTGGCTTTAAAAATGTACTTGAACATTTAGGTTCTCCGAAACGGCTCACTGAATAGAGCCTGCTTTAGTCCGTGTGAGTTGGCGTGCGACGCATGACCAAGCCACGATTGAATATTCTGATTGATGTCCGATAGCTCGACTTCGGCGTTTGCGAATTGCTTTCGGTATTTCTTTAATTTGGTTTTGATTCGCTTCACGCTGCTTTTTCTTAGTAGGCGATGTGATCCATAAATTCGATAGCCAAGAAAATCGAGTGATCGTCCATTCTGTTTTGCAATAGGAAACACTTGCGTCTTACTGTTGGTTTTTAGCCTGAGCCTTTGCCAAAGAAATAACTCTATCTCTTTTCGCCATTCGTGAAGTTGGTGCTTGTCGTGATAGATGATCGTGAAGTCATCCATGTAGCGAACGTACTCTTTAACCTTTAGCGTTCGCTTGACGTATTGGTCGAGCTCGTTGAGATAAACGTTAGCAAATATCTGACTTGTTAAGTTACCAAGCGGGATTCCAACGCCTAACGCCTCGCTTGGGCTGTTATCTATGATGTAGAACAGTAGCGATTTGGTTCGGTTGCATTGCAGTTTTGCGTTCAAAATACTCTTCAATATGTGATGATCAATGCTTGAAAAGTAACGCGAGATATCCGCTTTTAACGCATACGCCTTGCCGTGTTTGGATTCTACTCTTCTAATGAATTTTTGCGCTCTATCTGCACCCTTGTGTGTGCCTTTATTTCTCCGGCATGCATAAGAATCATAGATGTATCGTTTATCAAATAGCGGCTCAATGACATTGTAGATAGCGCGATGAATCACTCTGTCTCTAAAATGCGGTGCGGATATCAGCCTGCGCTTTGGTTCGAACACATAAAAGTGTCGATACGGCGACATTTGATACATATCCCACATCAGTTCGTTTTGTAATTCAATAATGTTTTCTTCTAGGTTGTTGAAGAAAATGAGTGTTGAGTTGCCTTTGGTTTTACCCTTTCGGCACTGGTACGCCGCATTTAGTAGGTTTTCAAAGTCAAAAATCTTTTCGAATGTACAACCACCTGACGCGTCAATTGGTTGAATGTGTTTTTCAGCAATGGCTGAGGCGAATGCATCCTTTTCATAGTTGCACTGGCAGCACTCCGTAGGGTGGTTGCTTCTGGCGTTATCAAGAGCGGGACGGAAACCGATGTTACTGTTCGTATTCGAGCGAGCATTATTGAGGTTGAGAGCGCCCAAGCCTGCGTTCGAGCCATTGTTCCAGTTGCCGCCACGTAGCGGGAGTCGATTCCGTGCATTCATAATGCAGTCGCCTGTGTTTTGGTTTTTACGGATTTAATCCAACCGCCTATCATTTTGCCTATTTCGACCAGTTGCCCTATCCAGATTTGATACTTCTTGAGATCGAGGTATCGCAAATCCTTTGCTAATCGAACTCGCCTTTTAAGAATGGCGAGCTCTATATCCAAATCGGTGAGCGTGGTCTTTTTGTGATAGCGCTTGAATGCGGTCACGATGAGTCGTTGAAGCTGTAACATTGACAAGCGAATTTCAGCGCCCAATACGTGCTTTTCATGTTTTGGGAACTGCTTTAGTGCTTGATAGCCGTACATCAACATCTCTCGGCATTTCTCTTCAATGACTAAGGCGGTCAAATTAAATCCTTCCTAATTAAATCGATAAGGCTGGGCTATCGCCCAGCACACAAAGTTTCAGGTTGCATTACGCAAAGAAAGCGGGACGGACACCGATGCTACCGCCCGTACCCGAGCGAGCACTATTGAGGTGGAGAGCGCCCAAGCCTGCGCTCGAGCCACTGTACCAGCTGCCGCCACGCAGCGGGAGTCGATCGCCGTAATTTCGAACGTATATACCACCCGTCACATTTGTTGTTTCTGCTGATTCAATCAAGAGACGACGTAATAATTCTAGTGGCTGATAACCGACCGATTTAGGCATTGCCGCAAAGTGACCATTGCTCATTGACGCATAATCGTGACTATCATCATCCGCAGGGCCGTTGCGCTTAGTCACTGTATTGCTGAGAATCGGAGAGCCAACATTGCCCGTCGTGCTATCGCTTGGTGAGTCAAAGTAGGCGGCGTGCTTATGCCAATTCGCCTCGTCAATGGCTGGGCTGTTATCTAGTGTGGTAATGATTTGGCCGTCATCGATCTTCATTTGATCGAGCCACTCCCAAACGTTCCCGACTAGGTCTTGGATACCAAACTCAGTATGATCATGCCCCCATGTTGATGGGCCTTTCCCCGTATCAGTTCGAGCTGTGCCTGATGCGTCGCCAGGTATTCCGTTGTCTGCACGACGAGCGGTCTCTATCTTGTTATCGTGGGCGCGTCCGTAGTTTGTGTTACCGCGAGGAACTGTTTCATTAGCGTAAGCCCAGAGTGCAATAGCTGCCCATTCGTGGATTGACATCATGTGCCATCCTGCGCCTTTGTTTTCACATAGCGATTTAGCCGTGTCGTAATTGACCGATGTTCGAGGCTGTGCCCCACCAATTACTGAGCAGCCACCATTCGCGCCGCTTGAGGCTAGGTACTTAGCAATGTAAACCTCACCACGCGGGGCATTATTGGTTAGGAACATGGTTGGCGTACCTTCACCAAGCTGTAAATCGACACCTGTATTTGCAAGAATAGCGGCATTAACATCTTCATAGGTAAAGCGAGGGATGCGCACCATGATGTTTGGGTTGCCCTGGCCGTCAACCAATACCGTATTGCGACCTCCGCTTGCATCTTCAATGGCTTTTTTATGCCCTTCGATGGCGTAATCCGTCAACTCGCCAACCTTATGGTTAAAGGTATTTTCGGCAGCTTGGATGGCTGAGGTTGATTTAGTCTCAACCTTTTGAATTGCCTCAAGGTGGTACGCTGCAATCTCTTGGGATGCAGTCGTTTGGTCTTGGGTGGCCTTTTTCACTTCTTGCAATTCAGATAATATTTCAGACATTTGACGACTCCAGTTGATGCACTTTGTCACTCAGCTTGATGTGAGCGAAGAGCTGCTTTGTTTGTAATTTCTGTGAGCGAGTAAATGCCACTGCATCACTCATCATTTGCTCATCAATTAGAATATTGAGATTTTCCACACCCACTACTATCTCTAGCGAATCGGTTGGTAGAGCGGATAGATCCATCGTGAAGGGGATTATTACGTGGGCATTGGCGGCCTTGTAATTCAAGGTTGTGTTGGGCGCAGAAATTACCCCCAACAAGGTGCCTGTAGATAACCAGATCCCAATCTCTCTAATTGAATATTCGCCGCTTCCTGAAAACTTGGCGGTGCATTGTAGAGACGTTGCGCCCGTATCCTTGTATTCGGAAATTTCAACGCGTTGTTGTTCGCTCTGCAGTTTGGTTTGGCTTGGGCTTGGGGTGTATGCACGGTCACCTGCAGATATCCATTTTATCCAGGCTTGAATTCCGCTTTCTTTGGCGCTAATACACTCCGCCAAGCCTTTCTCGGTAATCGTTACGGCTAGGGTCATGGTGTTCTCGCTGTTGTATAAATATGAGTTACTGATATTGGGTGAGGGATACCGCCTAAACCAAGGTGCATCTCCGCGCTCAAATCTGTTGGGTTTAACTTCGCTTTTACCGATATTGGATGAACGGTGATAGGTGTTGCGTGTCCCGCCCCCACCGCCATCGTCCCGCTTAACTCCAACTGCCAAAGAGATGCTTTCGCTTTGGCGCGTTGAACATTGACGGTGGGTGAGCCTGCCGCTTTCATTTCAAAAGACTGCGACACACCAAACGCTAGCGATAAATCAATGGTGTCTCTTTCTGACTTCACATGATTTAAGCGCTCAATCATTCGCTGTGCGCGCTCTTGGTTGACCGTTTGGTTTTTATTGCCCCATGCCAACACATAGACTGTGTAAGGCTTACCACCTTCGACCTGCTTCCAGTGCGTAATATCAGCGGTGTAATCAACGGCGTCTAATGCTTGAATAATGCCTGCATTGGTGCCGCTCGTTTGATGCACAGAATAAGACACGGCAGTAATGGCGCGCTTTTCGGCCTCGGTGTCACTAAAGAACCAATCATTAACACCACGTTCTGAGGCCATCAGTGGTAACAAGTACGATGGGGTAGTCATTGGGTCGTTAATGGTGGGTAAGACATCTTCGCTTTTAACTAAAGCTTTGATGCCTTCTTCATAACTGCGCTCAAAGGTGGTTCGGTTGTCGGGTAATAGCGTGTCTTTATCAATTAGCTCTGACATTCACGGTCACCCCTTGGCAATATGGCGCTTCAAACCAATCACACACCACATCACTTGCGGGGCTAATAATACTCAGCTTTTTGGCGTTGTAGTTATGGGCGATTTGGTCGATGCGTGAGCGTTGAATCTCACCACCTAACTTATGTTGCTCTATGGCGTATTGATTGAGCGCTAGGTTTAACCCCTCGCGTTCAATCAATCGCGTTGGCGCGGTCTCTTCCCATGCATCAATCACAATTGAGCACGGAATGATATCGGCAGAAGCTGCTGTGATGTAGTCGGATTCTTGAGCCACATCAGGGCGGCGGCAATACGTTTGCACCGCATCTAACAAAGGCTGATCGGCGGTGCCATCCCCAACTGGTGAAAGCACGCGAATTTGCACCTCGCCTGAGTTCGGCGTGAGCATTCTTGCTTCGGCGTCTTTAGGACGAATCACACCTTCGGGCGGGGTGAATTCAAAGCGTTGAATTATGACGTTTTCAGATTCACGATAAACCGCAATCAATGGGCGTTCGCCCAAAGTCATGGCGTGGAATTTATACCCCGTTCTTGTGCCTGTCGTCGCTAGGCCGTAAGGGGCTAAGCTATAGCGAAGCAATAACGAAGCGTCAGACTCCATCACTGCCGCTATAGGCGGAAACACATCGTTATTGGCAGGCTGTATCACTTGGCGGGTCAGGTTCAATCGAGAAACCACCAAATCAATCATTTCAGAATCCGTGGCGGTCTCTGAAAAGTTCTGCAGATACTTGTAGTTATCGTTGCGGGTTTCTTGCTGGCGAAACAAAATCATTGCATCCAAAAGCAAGGCGGCCGATTCATTAGGGCTGCGTAAGCCCGTGGTGAGCATTTGCGCCACCTCTGCGCCCACTTCTTTTTCGGCGTGAGGGTAAAAGAAATCGTTAATGAACCGCTCGCGCATCACTTCGAATGGCTCAACGGTCAATATTTCAGGGACGTTCACCACACTCATAGTTCTAGAACCTCGCTCTGGCCGTTGTATGTGTAATAAATCTGAGTGCGAAAGCCCGTGCCGTGGACTCGAATATCCACTTCGGGTTTAACAATGTCTGATAAGTCGTTAGCAGGGTTCGCAATGATGCGGTGAATACGGTTAATCGCCTTCATTCGGTTGTGTTCGTTGGCAAGCCCCATCAGCTTGCGATACTCACCGCCGACCTTGCGGCGCTTTTCTCGTGAGCCTAACTGTGTGGTGATGGCTTTCGCTAAACGACAGGCGGCTTGCTTGCCACCTGAAACCGTCAGCCCCGTTTCGGGGTCAATACCTTGTTGCATGCTGACCTCTTACTCAATTGGGGTTTCCGTTGATTGGCCTTCTTTGTTCACTTTGTGTTTGTGAATGCTAAATCTCACATTGCCTATGGTGGCATCGGATAACACCGCGCCGTTGGCCGTCATCGAGAACGCGCCAGGGGAATAACTCACAAGGGTTGGGGTTTTAATTTGGGTGCTCACATCCAGCGCCCCTTTGACGCTTACATCACCCGTTTGGGTGTGGGTGCCTTTGGTGTTCGCCGTGCTTGCCGTTCGGTTGTATTCACTGGTTTGCATAGAAATCACCTCCGAGGCTTCAACCAGAAAGGCAGGGGTAATAAACTTGACTGAGCTATCCGCTTCAACCAAGTAATTACCGTCAAAATCTGACGTTACTTTGAATACATCCAAAATGCTCAAAATGGTTTTTCTTGGGTCGGTATCATCAGGGGAGAACTCCGAACAATACGCCGCTGGCAGTGCAATGGCGTTGGCTTCATCCACGCCGCCCGATAAGTTCAACACCACCACTTGTTCGCCAATGCTTGGCGCGCGCCACTTAATCACCTCACCCGCCTCAAAGGCTAACCATTGAATGGGCGGGGATAAATAGTCGTCTTCTGAATTTTGGGCGTAATCAATCACCGCTTTCACGCCGCTGACTGATTTCACGCGCCCCAATCGAATCATGTTCCTGAGCTGCCGCTCTAAGCTGTCAACGCGATGAGTGATATTAAGGATCGCTTGCGTCAGATTCATAGATAGTTTTAACCTCACTGTCGCCCTCTTGGGGGGTGATGGCCTTAAGCAAGAACGTTTCCGCTTCTAAGTTGCCATAACGAATGGTTTGCTCAAAAGTGATGGCGTAACCTTGTTCGTTCGTGTGCCACTTGAGGGGGTAACCTTGAATCTCTTCGGGCTCGTCTACGCTATAAAACTCAGGGTCAAGCGCTTTGCTATTGCCGTTGTCGTCTTCGCCCATTTTTTCAGGTTCAACAAAATATTGACCGGACAATTGAGCACTGACAAAGCCGCCGATGTTGGCCGCTTCGATAGTGGGGTGCGCTACGTTCTTAGGTACTTTGATAAGCACCGTGACTTTAAGTGTGTTTTGTTGGCGTCCATCGTCCGAATAACTGAACGATTCGATTTCAGGCAAAGGCAGCTTAATAAATGGCTTTGGCTTGTCTTGCTTTTCGGGCTCATCGTCATATTGAACCGTAGCATTAGCGCCCACCGCCTTGGTTAGCAGCGAGTGAAGCAGCTCAACATAGTCACCAAAGTTATTGATGTAGTTCATTTAAAAACGCCTCTTTGTAAACGTCTTGAAGCTCGACTTCTAACTGAGCGACGATTTCAGACGTTTCCATATGGATATCTTCTCGCACCACTTCTATGGGGGGCGACTTACGTTTACGGGTTTGGCCGTTTGGTAAGGGCTTGCGCCTTGGCTTGGGTTGCTTCGGTCTCTCGCGGGTTCGCTTCCAAATAAGCAAAGGGCTGTTGTTCACCGACTGAACAAACGCCCCCTTATAGAAGGCGTCACCAGATTGCACCCCTTTGGGTACTCGATCGAAATCTCGAATGTACGCCACGTTAAGTGGGAGCAAACCAAACCAAACACTGGTCTGGTTGCCCTTCACTTTCCCCGACTTCACGCGTCTGCGGCCTGCGCTCGCACGGATTCTTAAATCTTTGCCGAGGCGTTTAATAGATTCTTTGGTTAACCATTTCTGCGCTATTTTGAGCGCGGCAGAGGCGCATTGATTAACGTGTTCTTTATCAAGCCAACGCTCATCTTCTACGGTTAAATGCAAATCCATCATCGCTGTGGCGTCCAATCCGTTTGCGGCTTGTCGTTCAGAGGCTGCAAAGTGTGTAAATACGTCGAGGTGTTAAAGCGTTCGCTGCTGATCACTTCGTACTTATCGCCATTGGGATGCACACACACAGTGCCTTTCTCTAACAAACCACTGTGGTTTTTCAGTTCGTGCGTATCGTCCTTGTAGCGATAACGGCAGGGAACAGGTTCCCCGCCTATCTGCCACTCTTTAGAAAAAGCCGAATCAATTAAATGATCCATTGGCTTACAAGATGCCAGGTAAGTACAAAGATTGTTTGCCGTGCTCAGTGATGAATGCACCAATTGGCTTGTCATCAGGGGAAGTTGGTTTGGTTACGGTGAACTCTTTCGCTGTTGGGTCAAAGTAAGCGTATTCACCTGCGTAATTAGGCGTATCACCATCTTTAAGCGGGAAGTCTACAAACACCCCTTGCACTTCACCCGTAAACGGTTGGCCTTCATCAGCATTCATGGCAGGGATAACCAACACCACGCCCATTTTCAGAGGGATACCATATTGAACACCGCCAGTGGGTGCGATAAGGGTTAAGTTTTCGTTGTTAGCTAGTAAGCGCATAATCAAATCTCTTTAAAGAAGAAACGAAAACGCCACCCGTTAAGGTGGCGCTTTATGGTTGTTTAACACATAGCCTTTTAACTATGTCCGATATGGTTAAGCAGGGGCTTTAATGTTTTGCTTCATCACGCCCTTGCGATCGACTGGCTGAATCACTGAGTCGATGTAAATTCGAATTGTGGCACCGTCTGATTTCCAATCTTCTTTAGTTTCCACTTGTACGCCGTCTGCGTCTTCATGGTAACCCTCAACAAAGGAAACATGATCGTTATCAGCAAAGGCATACGCCACATCAATACCCGCTAAGTCAGCCAAGCCCTGAACCTTATTAAACGCTTCATACGCTTCGTTTGGCTCGTCTTTGATGGTTTCCGCTTTCATCAGTGCGCTTGCTTTCTTCGCACGTTGATTCGACGTTAGGTAAACCTCTGGCTTAAGGTAAAGCGGGTTGCCTTCACTGGTTTGCGCATCTGCCATTTTCCCTGACATACCCGCTAACGTTGTAGAATCAATCAAACCGTCAAGCTCATTGCCTGACGCCTTACTAAATAGCGCTTTACCATCTTTCAGTTTCGGGTTGCTCTTAAGCAACGCAATCAGTGAATCGGCAGGGGCTTGAGCACAATTGCGCACCGCCTTTTGAACCTGAGAGGTGATGAAATCAAACTTATCGCTCATGATAAGTTCGCGGCTCACTTGGATTTCATAACCCAATGTAGAGAGCACCGCCGTATCACCAGAAGCTTTAAGCTTCACTTGGGTAAACTTACCGCCTTCGGTTTTCACACCAGGCTTACCAAGGTCATTCATGATCAGAATGTCATTGGTACCAAACTTCATTGGTTGGCGTGTCACCAATGGCGCGTGCCATGATTCCAGATTCGCCACTTCGTTAATGATCAACGCACCCACATGCGTTTCAATGATATCGCCTAGAGAATGGGTGTTGTTAGTAAACGCATGAGCGACTAACTTTTTCTTGGTCATTTGGGTGGCGTCAGTGTCACCCACACAGCCTGCGTGGGCTCGTAGTGCTTCGGTGGCTGACATATGGCGGTAAGGGTTGTTATCGTCCCACTTACACGCTTGAAGGCGAGCACCAAAGTAATTGCTAAGGTGATCTCGTGCTGCACTTGCTGTTAAGCCTGCTTGGTGTTGTCCTGAAGGGGTTGGAGATTGAGGGTTACCACCTTCTAGATCGTCACCTTGCGGCTCTAGGTATGCCAACAACTTAACGCGCGCGGTTTCAACGTCACAGTCCATATCATCAAGGCACTGCGCTTTTAGTTTCTTCGCTTTCGAGTGCTTCGCAAACAGTTGGGTAATACCTGCTTTACGCTGCTTCTCTTGTTCCTGAAATTCTTCTTTTGTCATGTCGTTATTCTCTGCGGTTAATTCGTTAGAAGAGGATTGGCTTTCATCATCAGCCGTTGTGGAATCTGGCGTGGCTGGTTGTTCATCCTCGCCGCTGTCTTGCCACATCGCGACAAGAGAATCCGGTGCGTTCATCGCTTTTAAATGCTTGAGCTTAGGCGCGTTGAAATTAGACGCCTCCAGTGGGTTGTCGGACTGCTCATAAATGCCCGTACAAAGCCCATACTCAACCGATTCATTAGCACTTAACCAACAATCTGAATCCGCAATGTCGGCGCGAATATCATCTTCGGCTTTACCGGATACCGAAGCGAACAGCTCGATCATTTGATTGTTGATGGTTTCCGCTTCATCAGCGCGCGAACGCATTTCAGCGGCGGTGCCATAAGCCACGCCATGACATTGGTGAATCATGAGGCGAGCGGTTGGGCGAATGTAGCGCTCTTGGCAGGCCATGAGCACCACGGAACTGATAGACGCGCACACCGAATCAACAATGCCCGTCACCTTGCCAGGGTAATCTTTCAAGGCGGCATAAATTGCCATGCCCTCATCGACTTCACCGCCATCCGTGTGGAAATGAATCGTGAGATCTTTTCCATCGTGCTTGTTGAGCTCATACAGCATGGTGCTGGCTGAAATGTCCCACTCACCGATATAGCCATATAAAAAAAGCTTCACACCATCAGCGGAAGCTTTCAGCTTGTACCAACTTTGGTTGCCCTGTGGCGGCTTACCTTGGGCTTTTAACTTACTCGTCTTTTTTGCCATCTTTGCTATCCGTTTTGTTTGTGTTTTCGTCGGCGACCATTGAAAGCAAGTCGGTGAGCTCTAATCGTTCCATTTCGTCCCTTTCTTGTTTGTACATTTCAAGGGTCGAACTGACATCCAAACCACGTTGAGCCAAAGCTCGCGTGAGTGGAAGCATGCCAATATCTTTAAGGATCTTGATTGAGGTTGCTTCTTTGTATGGGTCTATCCACGGCATAACAGGTCCCGTAAATGAAACGTCATACAATGTTGACCAATCAAGGTCTTTAGGGGGAACAATCACACGGCTTAAGGTGGCCGCATTGAGCCATCCCTCGTAAGCGGGGCGCACATGCTGACGAACCATTAATGAACGCAAGATGATGTAACCCGCCCAGCGATCAATCATTTCCTGTCGCTGCGCTGAATACGATTTGTTATAGATGCCTGTGACGGCTGAGTTATTCGCCCCGATGGTGCCCGTAACATTGCGCTGTTGGTGCTGCATGTACACTTCGGCGCTCTCTGCGCCTTTGGCCGATTCAAGGGTTTCAAACTTATCGTCGATATTGGCCTCTAATACGTTGCCGTATTCAAAGCTTAACGGTTCGTCGTAATCACTTTCTTCACCGTCGCCACCATCTTGACCAGGTACGTAGTTGCCACCTTTCTTCTTATGAACCAACACAATACGAGCGGCCACCAAGCGGCCAAGGCGCACGGCGTCTTCGTACTCTTTTAAGTTGTGAATACTAAGTAAAGCAGGGGCGAGTTTTGAAATGCCACGTAAGGCACCAACGCGCGTTTGCCAGCGGGTGTGCAATACGTTTTGAACTTCCACGAACAATGGTTTTTGAGCAAAAGCGGTTAAGTCCGGCACAAAGTAATAACCCTGTGTTCGGTTGTACTCGCCAAGCTTGAAACCATTCACAATATTGTTTTTCTTATCGTAAAGGTCGGCAGGTATGTGATCACATTCAAACGGCTCAATACCAAACGGCACCTCACCTAAGTAATCGTGATTATCAAAGGCGTAGATACGCGAGAACATTTCGCCATCGCGAACAATCGCGCGACAAATCAACTGTTCGCTGTCAGGTCTCGACGTTCGCCCATCCATGCACCAAGTGCGCGCCGACTTCTCATAAGCCTTTTGAATTTGCTTGCCAAAGTCGGTGGCTACACTGCCATCTTTTAGCTTGGGTTGAGGCTGAACGATCAGGCCATCAGCACCAATCACATTCTTAACGACCTCATCCAATGCCGTGGCAATGATGGGGTAATTTTCCTCAAACCATCGTGCTTGCTGCGCCAAAGGGAGCTGGCTCATCTTCGCCAGTTCTTTAGCGAGCTTTTTCTCTCGCTGTGGGCGCTTGCCCGTCTTAGGGGCTAGGGCTTCATAGTTGGCGTTGAGCTTCTTTCTCGCGGCCATACGCGCTAACCCTTTTTCGGGGTCGCGGTAAGCCACGAGTTTATCGATCAAGTTCATGCTTCCCATATCACACCTTTGCTGCGTATTGACGAGTTCGACCGCGCTTTGGATGCCTTAAGGCGTCCAATTGAGTTTGCAAATCCTTAATGGTCGCTTGAACTGTGCTGAGGTTGGCGCGTTGCAAGTCTCGCTCATCCTCATCCTTGATGCGCTGGCCTTGTTCTAGAATGTCTTTTTCGGTGGCTTTATAACGAGCCAAGCGAGCTTCAATATCTGCAATGCTGCTCATTACGTTAACCCTCTTGATATCACGCGCTTGCGTTTGCGTGGTTGTGATGCGGTGGTGTGTTCGCCTCGCCTTGAAACGTTCACATTAATATTCAATGGAGCCGCCCAATTGGGTGGCTTGCCCCAATCAATTGCCATGGCTCGCGTGTGCCAAAGCCCAGCAAAGGCATATTGAGCATGGTCAAAGGGTTCGTTGTTTTTGCCTTTCGGGCAGTGCCATTGGCCTTTGTCGTTTTTCTCTTCCGACAATAAGCCGTTGTACCAATCTTGCTTCGCCCAAAATGGAGGACGGAAATAACGGGGGCTGTCGCTCTGTTCGTTCATCATTGATGAGTAAACCGAACTTTTCACCACGTTTGAGTTGATGTTAAGTAAGGGGATATCACCACGCGCCGCCATGGGGTGATCGCTTGATGAATCCGGCTCACTGATTTTCGTCCAGCCGTCCCACTCCTTTTCTCTGAATGCTCGCGGGTTACCCTTAAGCAATAGAAAGCGGTTTTCTAACCCTTTTTTCTGCAACTCTCGGTAGAACTGATAAGCGTGAAACGTGGTGTTACCCTCGCCGTTCTCGTTATCTGAACCGCCTGAGTCACACAAGGTTAAACGGGGAACAATGGTTAAATCCGTGCCGTCAATGGCGTACTCTTTGTTGATCACCTTATCGATGATGGGTAGCCAGTCATCCACATAAACATGAGGCTGCACCCGTTGGGGCTCGCCTGCTTCCATGCGCTGCTCATTAAGCAGAATTTGAAAGCGGTCTATCGGTTGCCATTGGCAGTGCTCAGAGAACGCCGTCACTTGCACATCAAAGCGACTGTTTGCGCCGCCTTGTACGTCGATGGTTGCAAACAAAAAGCGCGTATCTGCAGGGGCTACGCCTTGCGGTAATTGGTAATTAGTGGCGCGATCTTGTAGGTTTTCACCTGTCAATTCAGAATCAACCGCGATGGGGGTGTATGGCCTGCCAACGGTGGTATTAAAAAACACCTGCAGCTTTGACTCATCACCGAACTTTTCATAGTGCTCAACGGCCACGATGTATTCTTTGACCATATCGCCCCAATCGTTAAAGGCAGCACATAGCCCCTCAAACCAAAAGGAAGAACGATAGAGGTCGGGTTGTTCAATTACTTGGCGAATGCCGTTTTCATCGACTTCACCAGGGAACATGTAATCCCCCGCCAAATTGATATCATGCTTTTCATCGGGGTAAATCGACTCACCACAACAAGGGCACACCACCTTTGCGGTGTCGGGTTTGCCGTCTTCCCACTGCAAGCACTCCCATTTAGCCATAAACCACTTGTCACAATGAGGACACGGCCAATACCAAACCTCGCAAGTACCATCGTTATAGATCGCGGTTATCCCTGTCGCTCTTGGTGCTTGGTGCGGCTTTAAGCCTTCTTGATCTTTAATTGGGGTTCGTGATGGTGATGCTTCGGCAATGGTGATGCCATCGCTTCCCGCTTGTAAGGTACGCTTTGAACCACGCCCGAACTTATCACCCTCGTTACCGCCTGCCCCGTTACCGTCATCCTCTGCCCTGTCGTAATCGGTGAATATAACCACACCGTAACCCTGCGCGGAAAGCGCATCATTCGTGGCTGAGTTGATGGTAACCGTAGAATCATTTCTAAAACGTTTACGCTCGATACCATCATCATGGCGGTTGCCTGTCTGCAGTTTTTGCAGGGGTTCGGTGTTTCGAACCATGCGGCCAAGTTCTTTATCAGAATAACCATGCGCGGTTTTTTGCGTAGCGAAGATCAGCAAGATATCGCAAGGGTTTTGCCACACTCGGTAAAACACCACGCCATCGAGCAAGGTTTTGGTTTTGGTCGAACGCGCCGAACCAACAAGGCCAAGCTCTCGGCATTGGCGACTGAACGCACGTTCGAGGGGTTTTCGCATATAAGGGGCGATGGATGAATCAAACTTAACCACGCCGCCTGTGTCGGCAATAAACAGATATTTATCACACGCTTCAACGGGTGATATATCTTCAACATCAATGACCGCTAGAGCTTCCCTCATCGCCGCTGCAATGTTCATGTAACTCATTGGCGAACTCCTGCGCTTTTCGGGTTATCTCGGTAGAAATGGTGTCGAGCTTTTTATCTAGCCGTTCGGAATGCTTAGGCGTCCAAGTGTCACAAATGCGCTCCACTTCGGTGGTGATTTGGCGAACCTTTTTCTTTAAGGTTGAAAAGGTACTGCCCCACACCGTGATGATTTCGTGTGACTTAACAAGCTGTCGCTGTTCGAGCTCGCGTTTTTGCTGCTGCCCTAGCGCCATTTCGTATTCTTTGAACTCTTTCATTGAGCCGAACACCCGTAACAATTCTTGAATCTCTTCGACTTTGCTATCGCTGAGCGTCTTATTTCGACGCCTGCTTGTTTTCTTCTGCTCGACCAAATACGGCGCAAGGTCTTTGCATTCGAAAATGTCATTGCCGCGCTTATCTTTTCCGCACGGTGGTATGTCATTTTCTTCAATCACCTTCTTAATGGTGTTAGGTGACTTTTTCCAATAGTTCGCCGCCTCCGTTTTGTTCATTGCGTACTTGGAGGTCATAGAGTTGCCCCCTTTGCGTAAAACGTGAGGCATAAAAAAAGCCACTTCGAAAGAAGCGGCTCTTATGCGTTGTTATTTACCGTTAACTTTCAATTGATTACAAATGTATATTACTGGTGATATACATTTATCACTCTAATACTAATGTGCGCTTCATGTAGTCGGCTGGCTCAATACTGCGCCACCACTTGGAAAACAGATTGGCGCGAGTGATGCGCTTTTTCGGGACACTATTTACATTCGCAAGAATCCAAGCCCCAACAACGATAAGCGATAAGGTTGGGTTGCTTGCTAGCTGCGCGAACTTAATCAACTTTAAATCCATACCGAACGCTTTAAAGATCTCTTTGCGGTATTCATAAAAGCTGTGGTGATGCTGCATCAATCCAAACTGATAGTGAGAGATTGAACACACACCACCAAACTGACTTTTCGTTTGGCCTGCGTTCGACTCAACCAATGTGATTTCATACAACATGCGTCCAAGGTTGCGCACACCAAATGCGCGGCCTACAAGAAAACATGCATCTTTAAGATGCGAAGGGGATAAAGCGCCATGTTCCATTTGCCTAGCTCCGTTACTGATGCAACTGATCGCAACGCTAAATAATTAGCATTGTGGTGATTATTATTTTGATAGGGGATAACGAACTCGAACACTGTTGAATGAAAAATGTATATCAGCATTGATATACATTGTTATAAGCCGCAATTGATTAGACGGCTTTTTTAAAGGCTTGCTGTGCAACGAACTTAACAATATGAACATGCCCTAGTGCGCCAAAGATACCGTAAACCACGGTTTGACTGTAAGACATGCCTTGCATTAAGCCTAAGTGCCACGAACCAAACGCTAACGCCATCGCGATAAACAGTTCAGCACAGAACACCTTGGGTGATATTTTTTCGGATTTTTTCAACAGTACGCCTAATCTGGCAATGATAAAAATAGCAACAAACAACAAAAAGCCGTTTGTCTCTTTGTTATCTGTAAACATAAAGCACAACCTGATTAGTTTGAATGTTTAAACAGTGACGCATAAAAAAAGCCCCTTGCATTACGCTAAGGGGCTTTAGTCTACGTCAGTAGAGTATCGTGAGAATTAAGGGAATCTTCGACGATGGAAAAATATTACTACACGAGGTCAGGTTATTGCAACAAAAAAGCTCATATTTGAGTTATTTTATTTTACGGAAGAATGATCAAGGCTTAAATGTGAGTGTTATGAGCAACAAAAAAAGACAGTAAAGCCAATTCATCAAGCGCGTGAAATTGGTTCGTTATGTTGTCGTTGTGCTTGGCGTAGCATTCAAAATAGGTTTGCTTCTTCACGCCAATGGCCTCAAATAAATTGCGCTGTAAACAATCGACAAACTCACGGCGCGTAAGGCGTTCAACCAACATGGTTTGCACTTTCTCTTTGGTGGGCTTGCGGCAATTGTCGAGCGGTAGCTCATCAATCACCACGTTCACCAAGGAGGGAATAAGACTCGATGATGGGTTTTCCCCATATCGGTAAGCCAACCACTTAGCCAGGTGAGTGGGTAAATTTTTGATGGTTCTTTGTACCCTTAAGTGCTCAAACACATCCTCGGAACAATTAAGTTTTGATGTTCCTTTACGGCGAGAGCAAGTTGCACTTAATGGCTCAGGTTGGCGTTCGTTGTCATTGGCAACACGCTTGGTGCTGCCAACGTTAAAGATGGCTCTTTCTGAACCGTCGTCAGTTCTCGACGGCTGATAAGTGGCGAGCGCCTCCATGATCAGCGTGCGGGTTTCTTCTAAAAACATCTCATCGCTGTTCATTTTGTTACTCAGCCTCGTTCTTTGAAAAGCTATGAATGTTATGGCGAGAGCCTACCGCGCCCGTTCCTGCGTTAATTCGTCTCGCTTCATCTAAGCACTTGGCCGCAAGCCCTAACAAGCTATCAATCATTTTGTTTGAGCTTTCGATGCTGTCTCTTTCATCGTACTTGCCATCGTGAGCTGGCTCTGCAGTGCTGACCATCGAGGCTACGCTTTCAAGCACTTCATTGATTGAGGCATCACAAACGGTGCCGCTTTCAATCTCTGGCAGGGTATCGAGAAAACCATGAATGGCGTGAATCTCTTTCAAAGCAGCATCGCGGGATTTAACAGGCAGGCAGTCGAGCCACTGCCATTTCCAACTCAATGGTAAGTGATGCGTGCCTTTCATATAACGATGCACCATGCGAGACACGCTCGCTTCCCAATTCTCTTGATCAGCTACGGTAGGATTATCGGGTGCGGATTTTTCCACGCGGGGCGCTAACATATCCAAAGCGAATGATTTAACTGTCTCGCTGCTGGTTAACAACCACTCTTTGGTGTGGCGAATGATAATTTCGGATTCATTAGGAAATTGATTTTTGTTCATTTTAAGAGTCCCTTTACTGACGTTTAAACGCAAATAACTCATATTTGAGCTTTATTTTAGCTTAGATTTTCGACAGTGGGTAGTGAGTTATACCTATGTTTGTGCAATGTTTTGAGCTTAGTCGGATAAACCAATGGGGAATTGGCGAAGCTGAATATTAAATCATCGAGTCTCAACACTGACATCAAAAGGTTTCTATATGTGGCTTATAGTGACTTTAATACTAAAAAACACTCTAAAAGCGCCCCCAAGATCATGAGATGTTTTATAATCAAATTTAAAGAAACATAAAACAACAATAATAATACTGGGCTTCACCAGTGGCTTACTACGCTCTTTTTTTTGAGCACGTTGATAAACATAAATAAACACAATGAGTTACAGCCCTTTTAAAACAAAGGGAATATAACAAACTGTTCAAGAGGACAGGGAACGCGTGGCACTTTTATTATGCGTTGCTCACACCTTAGCAGGGCGTTAGATAACAAGGCATTTAAGAGTGATTCTCAACGCTTGGCATTTTTAGTTTGCGGTGGGGTTCGGTGATTAAGGCGGCAAGTTATTAGTAACTTAATTGGGCGTTATTTTAATAGGAGTATAACCATGCCAGAAGCACACGAGATATTTTCGGCTATTCGAAAATCTAAGAAGCTCAAACAGAAAGATTTTATAGGTATTGCAAGCCGTGCCACTATCGGCAGATTTGAACAAGGTGAAGGCGATTTGCCAACACAAGTGTTAATCCGTGCCCTGAGAAAAATGAACATCACTTTAGGTGAGTTTGTTACCCGCATGGAAACGGAAGAAACACACGGCTTTCACACGAAGAACGTGAACGTTATAAACTGGACGGATATCGCCCAAGAAGATCCCGAGGCGCAAGGCACTATCTTTTACCCAAACGGTGCCAAGCTTGAAAGCTACGCGCTTAAAGTGCGTGATGCTGCGATGATTTCCCCTGACTTTGCGATGAATTACCCTGTGGGCTGCTACATCATTGTTGAGCCAATGAAATCAGTGAACGACAATACTTTGGTGATTGTGAAAGCAGGCGGCACGTTCCACTTTAGACGCAAGTATCGTGGTAGGTATATACCTGCTAACAGCGAGTTTGAAACGATAGAGAAAGGGGAAGTAGTAGGGCGCGTTGTGGGTTGGGTAGGCAACGGTTAACCGTCGAAACCTGACGAATTTTTTATTTTTTTCTTATTAATAGTGCGCCTAATTGCTCTAATTCTCGTTTCTGGCATGAGATAGTTTCCCCATCTTTTTGAGCTTTGGAGATCAAACGATTGTTGGTCTCCTGTTTTTGCTCTGTTATCAAACACTGCGCGTTATACTTCCCTTCTTGAAATCTCATTTTATCGTGTAGGGCTTGAACCTGACTCGCCATTTCGGCGTTGTCCTTGGTGAGCTGCTTCTCAATGTCGCTTTGTCCAATCAATGATTCGAGATAGGCCACTCGCGCCAGTGCGTTCTCTAGCTCACTGGCGTTCGGGTCAAATACGTTCTTTAGGTATGGGGCGATTGAATCACTCATTAGGCCGCTTCCTCTGGCAACCACTCTTTCATTGCTTCGCTATCTGAAATCGCTCTACGTGCTAAACGAATGTTCACGAGCTTGCCAGGGTTGCAGTGTTCAACAATGATTCGCTCAAGGGGCGCAAGGAATTCATCAGCATTGGATAACTTGGCTAAGATATTCAACTCAGAACATGCTAACAGTAATTTTTCTGCAATTTCATGACGATGCTCCTGAGAAAGCGATTCTCTCAAATGCAAGTCGCAAATACTTTTGAGCTTCGATAGATTACATTTTTTAAATGAAACTGCGTCGGACGTTTTCTCTACCATTTCAGGGCAATCTAAAGCGACCAAGGCAGCTTTAACCTGTTTAAATTCGTAATGCCCTTTATCACCAAACATATCTCTCAACTGACACACAAGAGCGTCGAAATCCTCATTAATGTGACCGTACTTGATATCAGACTCAATCATATTAAGAGCAAGCGGTGAGGTAAAACCAAAGTAAGATTTTGGCTTTTCCTCTTCCGCTTTCGTGTCGATTTCTGACGAATTTTTTATTAATTCTTTGAATGCACCAATAGCGCCTTGCTGTGAAATCTCGCCAATCATGACCACTTCACGCAACTGCTCATCACTTAGCTTCTCAGCTTCACCTTGCAACTGCAGGGGTAACCATTCTGGCGTTTCTGGCCTGCCGTAAACGTCAACGATATCGAGCTGGTTCTCTTCAAGAACGCCAGATACCGAAAAGCAATGATTCACTTTTTTGACAACGAAATCTTCCCAACTGATTTCTTCTTTCTCTTTTTCAGCGAGCGCCCAAAGTGATGTGATGTCGTAAGCACCAATAACCAAATCAACCAGGTCTAAAACTCGGTTCATTCGATTGTTGATTTTCCCGCTTCGGATAGCTTCGGAAATCGACGGACGACTAAAGCCCGTAATGTTAGCCAAATGAACGTTGGTCACTTCTTTGGCTTTGGTGGTTGCTTGCAAGTCTTGATGTAGTTTTTGGAGGCGATTCATGGTTTCACCTTGACCTTAATTTGAGGATCATATTGATCACGCTACTGATCACGCTACTGATCACCTTAGTGGCACAAAAGTGATCAGTGGGACGAGTAGCAATTCCTTAAAAATCAATTTCTTGACTATGGATGTGCTCAACTCCATGCGAATCAATAAAATTTTCTAAACTCGGCGTCTTACGACCGCCGTTCGTTTGATATGCTCTCAGAGTACCTATTGAGCTATCTCGGAGGCGCTCAGAGAGGCGTTAAACGCCTCGACACCCATCGATTCACCTAAAGAGATTACGCTTTCATTTTGGCTTACAGGCGCGTTTAGATAGGGTTGTTCTCTTAGATTCTCTCTGATTTCATCACGCTTAGTGGCGAGGGTTTCAATGACCTCCGCGCACCTCTCGGCCTCGATATCTGGGATAGTTCTATCAACGGTTTTCCAGTCGTCAATGATGTGCTCTATCAGGTCAAGGTACAGCGTTGACGCCTCCGGTATCAGCGCCAACTGTTCGGCAAGAACGACCGAAACAGATGATTTATTTAGGTGCTCTGCCATATCAAAATGATTCCATTCAAATTTAATGCAACGAGGCTGGGAACCATCAAACACCCTAACAATACCAACGGACGCTTGAAGCATTCGATTGACTCTTTGAAAGTCATGCATATCAAGGCCACGGACTTGAACTTGGACGACTCGGTTAAACGATTCAATATTCATATTTCACCTACATACACATCAAGCACACGCCCACATCATGAGCTTCTAATTCTGATAGCTCCTGCTCGAACACCTTAACGGCCTTTTTAGCATCAGCCCAAAACTTCTGAGGGCTAACATGCTCCGTTGGTTTAACTCCAGCTAGAATCATTTTGTCAAACAGTTCACGCTTATCATCCAAATACGCTCTTACACCACCTTGACGACGCAAAGAAAAATTCACGTCAAGCTCAAACTCAGCGACCTCATCAAACATCTCAATATCTTCGTTATAAACAACATACCAGTGCTGGAAACCAGCCTTAAGGCACCCTGTGCAGTTAGAATGCTTATACCTGTCATAGCACGAAGGTGGTTCAATACCAACGTCAACCAAGCGGACAATCTCCCCTTGATCCCACAGCATCGGAAATAGAGTTTTATAACCATCCACACCCAGCTTTTGCGACCGATTTGAGATACGTGTTGGTTCATCTATATCAAACCCGTACACATAGATATTTTCACGATTAGGGTCGTTGACGGCGAGCCAGTCATAAAACGGTTTTGTTTTTAACTCATAAGTACATAGAACAGTGCCAGCTCGATTAGTGAAATAACCAATATCTTTGATTACTTGAATTGGGGTTTTCTCCTCCCAATCAGGCGCATTAGCATAGGTAATTTCAACACCAAGATAATCCGCTACTTCTTGCTTGAAACGCTTTGTTTCACCGCGCTCAACTCGCCCAGTAATGTTGTGATTCAACAAAATGATATTCTCAACACCAAACTTATTAGCACAAGTAAGCGCACACTCTGCAGATGAAATACCCCCGCTGTAGCAAATGAGATACTTCATGTGGTCACCCCACGAACTTAGAGCCCGTAAGCTCAACCAGTTGACTAAAACCCCAAGCAATTGCGATGCATCCCACCGCTAGCTCAACCAATTTCTTATCTCGTAATTTCGTAAACATAAAGCTCCCTTAAGCGTTTAATTTCGACACGAGATAAATAATAGCTCCTAATAACTCATATTTGAAGCTTTTTGATACATTCCTTTGGGTTTAGTCCTCAAAATTGAGCTTTAAATCATACTTTCATGCACTTAGGCAGCAACACCCCAACTCACCATCTTGCGATTGTCTTGTTTTTTTCTTGAGTTAAGAACGCTTGCCAACGAGTTAACACCTCACGTTTCTGTGGTTCGATATAGGCTTGGATGTAGGTTCTATCTAGATTCGGTATGTGATGATTCAGCAAGAACTTGATAACCAGGTGATCTTCGCTTTGTTCCGTCCAAGTCGTTGAGGCTAGCTTTCGGATATCGTGAGAAGTCCAATCACCCTTTGAAATACCTTGAATCAACCTGCAGGCCGTGGCTTTTGATATTGGTGGGCTCTTAGGGTTGCGAAAGCTACTTGGGAATATGTAATCCCCCTCATAACCTTTCTTCTTTAAAAAGTTACGGTGTAGCTTTAGGTATTCAAAGACCTCATCAGTCATTGGCAAGGTGTGCTCATGATCCTTTGTCTTAATGTTCTCGGTTGGTAAATACCAAGTCATATTGGATAAATCGATATGAGACCAACGAGCTAAACGCGTTTCACCCTGACGCGTTGAATGGCTCAGCATCATGTAAACAAGGGTCTTATCTATCGATGGCTCACCCTCAGTGAGTTTCATTAACTCAGGGATGCGTCCAGGCTTTAATTTGCCATCTTTCGTGGGGATACCTTTGGGGAATGAGTTCTTGAATCGAATCTCTAACATCGGATTGTAAGAAATCATGCCAAGCTCATTGGCTCGCTCGAACGCAGCTTTCAAAATATTGAAGTACGCCTTAATGGTCGCAATTGCGTATTTGTCACGCTGCAGCGGCCAAAGCATTTTCTCTTCGATGTTTATTTTCGACACTGCTCTAACGGGAAGTGTTTCAAGTAACGGTATGAGCTGCTTGTTAATGGCGCAACGTATTTGGGTTTGTCGTTCTGGTGAGATCGTATTGTTCTCTTCGTTACGTTTGTAATACCACCTCAACAAATCCCCGACTAGCTCAAAGTGATCAGCGCTTACTGTTCTAATATTTTGACCAGCTAGTACATTGGCACTAATAGCAGGCAATTGCTCTTTCATTTTCTTGGCGTCTAAAAGGGGCCATGAACCGACTTTTCGCCAAAACTCTTTTCTTACTTCCACTAATACCCCGTCACGATTCAACTTCTGAACTCTTTTGCTAAAGACAAAGAACCACGAACCTTTATCACGGGCAGTGTTAAAGCGAAGCTTTAGGGGAAGGTTAATAAAATTCAGCTCATAGACATCCTCATCTTTTTTAAAGCGAGAAATCACTGAGTCTAAAAGCTCACATTTTTTGATTAGTTTCTTTTTCATGAGTGAGGGAACTCCGGTTTAATTTGCTCAATAATTATACCATTCCGCTTTGAAGTTGTAACTTAACTTGTTGATTTTAAAGAGTTTTAATGATTCAGATTGACCGAAAACGGGCCCATATGATGCCCGTAGGGCATGGAGCGAGCTTGCGAGCGGTGAACCTTCACCCTCCGAAGGTGAAAGGAAAGGGGCTCTATTAGCTCGTGAGGGGCTTAAGGGAAAAATAAGCCTCCTTCCTGCTAGACCAAGGTTTGGTGTTTTGGTTGAGAGGCAGGTTTGGTTAAAGAGGGGGTTCCACTAGACTTTTTAGATTGCTCGATAGGTTCCTGTCGTATGACAAAAGAAAGAACCAGCGCTGGCAGCTAGATAGATGAACTTGAGTATTGATGAAGAATTAATGCTGACAGTGGGGCCCGTTAAATTGCGCTCGATAAACTTCTTGTTATCGATAGAAGCTTAAACGCAATTTCATGGGAAGTACCTTTGCTCTTAAGTATATATATGATCTTAAGGAGTATATAGAAGATGCTTTACTTATTTGAGGGTCATAGCTTGAGTTGTTCTGGGATAAATAAAAATCAATGACAGTTATCCACAGAAACAAAGGCTAAATGCACTCCTGATTATACCATTTATCGTGTTTATATTGTTGAATTTGTTAGCATTTTATCACAGGCGCGCGAAAGCCTCGCCAGTTAAGGCGATAATAAAAGAGGGGGAACTAGAAGGGGATATTGTCGTTAATGATGGCCGTACCTGCTTGATGGTTGGCAATTTCTTCAAGCGAGTAGCCCTTGGCTTGCAGTTCGATTTGCTCCGCTAAGAGTGCGTCATGGTTCGAACGGTTAGGGGTAGGTTTGGTGATGCGTTTCTCTTTGGCTTTATTAAAGCGGCGTTGGTTTTCGACGCCATAGCCAAAATCATGGAACTCACCTTGAACAACGTTCTTCTTCGCGTCTCTTTGAGCTGCGGCTGCTTCTTGTTGGTCGCGGTATTGTCTGTAAGCTACGGCTTTTTTAACGGTTTCACGCACTTTCTTACCCATACCGAATAAATCGTAAAGGCCAATGAATACACGTTTAATTGAGTTCTTGCCGTAGTGGCGCTTGCCCGTTCCGCACTGGTAGTAACCAAAGCGAACGTTTGAAATGTACCAACCAAGGCGCTTGGCCGTTGCAATAATGCCGTCTAACGTGCTGCGCTCGATGCCAAGCTTCTTCATAAAGAATGAATTACCAGCAGGCACAATGTAAGCCTTGCCATCTAAACGTTGAGATTTAGCAACCACCATGTTTTGAGACTGGTCAGTGTAAAGCATCGCAACGCTGATAAAACGAAGTAAATTGAAGTAGTGATCAGAGCGAATCTTTTCACATCTAGGAAGGCGTTCACCACGAAAGTGGGTTTGGATTAGTCGTTCTACTGCGCGTAAAATGCGAAAATCCCGCTTGTGATCAAGCTGGATGTCAAAGTAGGACTCAATTAGGGCTTTATCTTCGAGTGCGGCCGCCATTGGATCGAATGCAGGCGCACTTACACTATGTGCAATGTTCATTTCTTCTCTTTTATTTGTCATCGTCGTTGTAGTAGGTGGTAATGTCGGTTGGTGGCCGACAAACAAACTATATCCGATAACCAAAAGAAAGATCAAGCACTAGATGCTGCACCAAGTCTCAGATGTAAAAAAGCCCCGCGATTAAGCGAGGCTTTTTCATCAAATTAGCGCCGACAGCACCACCTGTTACAGCTTTCCGATTCAAAACATACACCAAAGAGAAGAGGGGATATGTTTCGTTGAGCGTCCAACGACGAACGCCTCGGATGTGTACATATTAGCGTTTAGCGCCATCTAGAGCAATTGCTATATCATTAATCAAACCATGTACAGCAGTTTTTGAGTAAACGATCTTCCCTCTAAAACTTACCACCACCGCAAAAAGACTCACTTAAGAGTCATTAGCAGTATTAGTTCAAGTTAAAACCATTAAAAACAACCTTAAGAGGTACATGCGCGCGATTGATTGGTAAATAAACGATCTTTTATTTGATATTGATATTTATACAATTTCCTATGGAAATACATGATTAACACTGTTTAAATATACAGTATTAATATTGCTCTTTCCAGAGGCCAGTCATGAATTACGATGCGAACGAACACCTGCAGTGCGCCGACATAAAAGCCCAACAACTCACCGCCGTAGCCACCGTGGCAGGGGAAGCCGCCGAACACATCAACCAACCCACTCTAGCGCTCTGCTTTCAAGTGATTGAACGGCTTGGCAGAGAGTGCCAAAAGCACCTCACCCAAGCTGAAAATGCGAACAATGAATAAATGTATATTACTAGTGATATACATAATTAAGTAACTGAGTTATATTGCCATTTCAGCACCACTGAATATAAGGCAAACAAAATGACTCAAATTATCACTGTAGGCAACGGTAAGGGTGGCGTTACTAAAACCACGACCGCTGTAAACCTTAGTTACGAGCTAAGCAAGAAAGGCAAGCGCACGCTAATCATCGACTTTGACGGGCAAGGCGATACAACCAAATTTTACTTAGAAGACGAAACCCCGCATTACCTTGGGGATGTGCTTCTTGATAGAAAGTTCGACATTAACCAAGCGATTTATCCAGCCATTGTAAATGGCGAGGAACAAGAGAACCTGTTCATCATTCCTGCGCGCTTTGATGATGCCATGACCAAATTAGATATGGATTTGTTCTCAGCACCCAAGCGAGAAGAACGCCTTAAACTGCAGCTTAAGAAGATCAGCAAGCCGTTTGATTTCATCATCATCGATACACAACCTGGCACAAGCGTATTAGGTTTAAATGCCATCAATGCGGCGACTCGCTTTATCTTCCCGACCGACTACAGCGAACACTCAATCGATGGCATCGAGAAGCTACTCACTCACATTCAAGATGTGTTGTTTATCGAAGAGGACGAGATTGATTACACAATCCTGCCAGTGAAGATCGACAACCGTAAAAAGAGCAAGAATGAATATGGCGTGAGCTACACGGGCGAACGTTGGCCTGATAAAGTCGCCAAGAGCAAGATAATGGATAGAACGGTTTTCGACGATGCCGAACGTGAACACTTGCCGTTATCGGTATTTAACAAAGGGCACGTAGCCGCTCGTTACTACAGCAACCTAGCATCGGAGATTATCAATGACTAACGAAGATAAAGCGCTACTAGAAGAGTTGAAAGGCAAGCCGACACGCGAGCTTAAGCCTGCAGAAAAAGCCAAACTCAAAAGCCTTGAGCGACTAGCAAAAAAAGAACAGCAAGCCGAAACGCCAAAACCAAAGCGCAACAACACCTTTGGTGTAACGCCCACCACTCAGCTTGCCTCAGTGCCGTTTCGAATTAGCGGTGAAGAGAAAAGCATCATGACCGATACGGCCAAGCGCATTGCTGGTACTGAACTTTTTTATGATCGCCTTGGTGGTAAAGACGACCTAAGCAACAACACCCAAATGCGCGCCGCGCTTAGAGCCTATGAAAAGCTCAGCGACGAAGAGAAGGTGGAAGCCATACGCGAAGCCAAGCTCTCTATGGCTCGCGCTCAGCGTTAAATGTATATCACCATTAATATACAAGGGCGGCTCTAGTCGCCCTTTCTATTATCGTCATAATTCCTCATTAAAAATTCAACCAAAGATTTGCGAGAGGCAGCAGTAAGCGTGCGAGCTGCCGCTGCTACGTCCCATGCGGTGACGGGCGCTAAGTTGAGCAAATCTAACGCCAAGTCCATAGATGTAATATTCAAAAACTTCATCGCTGCCACAAACTGTGACAGTTTTAATTCAGCCTGACCGGACTCACAGCGAACGTAATGCCGCCTGCTTACGCCAATTTCCCTAGCCACCTCCATTTGAGTTAACTGATCGCGTTCTCTTCTTCTTTTAATCGCGACCATTAATTGGTGGTGTGACATGAAAAAAACCTTAATGTGCGTATCCAGTCTCTAAATAAGCAAGAAAGAGACCAGCCAAAGCCTAGGCTATTTACCATAAATTAATTGCGGTTATGATGAATCTCGAAACACATATGCTAACTATTTAATAACTAAGCATATAAGAAACAAAGCTAATCATAATTATTAAAAAATCATCAAACAATTATAAAAATTGACTAGGTAACATAACAAATGGCTTTACTTGAATTTAGACTGGCTTTCCATAATGCGAAAGTGCAAATAACACATTTACCAATTTGCGAATCACAGTTAACCCGCTTGCATTGGCTCACGGATGCGATCTCAACTTGGGGCTTTGCGCCGCCAAGGGCGGTGGTTCTATGAAACTTGAGGAAAATGTGGAGCTGCTTGAATCAGCAAAAGGCTTGGCCGCGTGCGGCAGTGAAGCGGCCACGAATTGGGAACAACCCCACTTGGTGAGCCTGTTCATCGAGATAGAAAGGAAGCTTGAAAGGGCGTTGAGGAATTTGGATAAACATCCCTCTATTTAACATATAGTGCGTAATATGCACCAACCCATTGTAACTATGATGGGTTGATACAAAAAGAAAGGCCAAGCGTCGATTTTTGACAGCTTGGCCTTGTTGTTTTCTGGGGATAAGTGGCTGTGGATAAGTGCCTTCCATTAAGAGGTGGTTTAAAGCCTTATTTTTATAACTTCTTATTATCTTGGCATGTGCTCATCGAGCAAGCTTCCAAGAGAGCTTGAGGTTCTCTGAAAAAACTTAGACATCTTTTCTAAGTCAGGGGATTCTTCATAAAACCTTAAAACAAAATAGATTTCTTCATCCGTAACTGGAAACCCGTGATTGAGCAACCTTCCAGAGTTTCTATTTTCGAGGCGCTTCTTCTTTATTGAATTATCATCCAAAGGGAAGTTGCGCCAAACAGATTTTTTCACAACATGGTTTTCCATTCTAAAATAGGTGCCGTTATCAATATCAGCAATGTGCGCCTTTTCTGAAAGGCCAAATAACTCACCACCTTCCAGATCATCTTTCGCCAAAGAATCAACAGAATCTTCTAGGGTATCTTCCCTTAAAAAGTAAATGCCTCTAAAGTCTACAGAGGCGTTTTCTAAATTAGCGCCTGCCTTCAAAAACGTTTCTATCCAGTATATTTCTTTACAAAACGATTCCTTTTCGGTGGCTATTCCACCTTCCAGCACAATTAATGAAATATCCCCGCTATCACTTTCGATGATATTTATCATCCTTTGTTGCTTCATTGATGTATGGCTATGTTCTAGCTCGGAAAGATGCTCCGCCAAGCGAACGTTTGGATTTCGTCCGGTTCTCCCTATATAAAAAGGAGATTGAGTGCTAGGGTCAATCAAGGCATAAACTGTATATGACATTGCTTTACTTTCCATCTTTTAAACCTTCATTTTTAAACCGAGTGCAACCACTGTAAAAGCCATGTTCTCGGCAGTATTGGTAAAGCAAGTGGCGTGGCACGTTAAGCAAAGCACGGTTCAGTTCTGAGCAGTTCTGTTTTGAATGTGGCATATGTCACCCCGCTTAATTGTGCGAATCGCGGCGAACGTTTTGCAACATACGCACGTTGATTTTTTGGCACTCCGCCGAAAGTTCGGCAGCGGCGTTCACAGCGTTTTGAGCATGGGTTGAATCAACACCATTCTCCATGGCAACATCAAGCACATGCAAAATAGAATGAATTTTATCTAGGCGAGACTCTAGTGCTTCGGTGCACTCAAAGGAATTAAGATTCTGGAAAGTATTTTGGCTCATAGTGGCCTCCTTTGGTTTTTTAAATCACCATCAGGAGGTACTAATCTCAACTGGTGGTGAGCTGAACAAGGTTAGTACTACCGCGCCAAAGGAAGCGGCCTGCCGAAGCAGCCTTATCCAGCTCGCCATAATTTGGATATGCTGAATTTTTCGCATAAAAAAACACGCGGATTGGCGTGTAATGCGCCCTTGGTCTTATCGAGGTACTAATCTCGACACTGGATTTTGCCAGTGCCCATTTACAATAATGGCTCAAATGTGAGTCGTCAATACTTTTATTCACAATTTTAGTGGATATGTTTGGGAGTAGATTGCCAGAGGCGGCATTAAGAAAGGGGTCGCCCCCTAAGCTAAGGGGGCATTAAAGCAGGGGCGTGATGGTTTGAGTTAAGCGCTAAAACTGCGTTAGCTTTAGCGACTGAGTGTTTAATTAAGGCTCGCAGGCCGTCAGGTTCAGATGGAGGCTTTAAAACGAGCGGGGCGATTGCGCACTGTTTGAGGTCGAGAATGTAAAGCTGCAGGTTCTTAAAGCTGCGTTCGGGAAGATAAACACCGCCGTCACCCTCTACCTCATACCATTCAAGGTTTATCGGTGTCGGGGGGCAACCTGTTGGGCTTGGGGGTGGTGAGCTGCACGCTGCCAGAAGCAGCACCGAACTCATCACCAAAAGTTTCTTTCGGGCTTTCATTAATATGATTCACCTGTTCTTGTTTCTGCTTTTGGGCTTTGGCCGTTTGCCAGTTTCGGTAAACAGCCGCGATATAGGGGGCGAGCTTCGCCACCCCTAACAAGATTCTCAAATACTGCATTACTGCATTCGTTTAAAGTGAATCGGGTTCTTATCTAGCTCGTTCTTAGCGTGTCCACGGTTGGCCGCAATACTCTCTAAAATGGAGATCAACCAATCTGGTGCTTTGGCTAAGGTTTCCGGTTTAATGAACTGGCGAACCTGAGCCCAAATAAACCCGAGCGCCAGTAAGCTAAGCATCACAATGGCGTAATACTCACCCGCCACCCACTTGATCGCCCCAAGTAGCAAACCCGCTTCTTCGGCGGTTAATGGCGCAACGTTGGCAAACGCTAGGCTAGAAAAAACGGCTAGTACAAAAGTAAAAAATAGTTTCATGTTGTTGTTTCTCCAATAAAAAAGGGCAGATCATGCCACCCTAAAATAAATGTATATTATTGATGATATACATTAGTTATCAATTGCTGCTAAGCGTAGGTTTTCCGCAATGCGTTGCGCCCAACCCCGCGAGAACTGCGACCACGTTTTAATGTCGTTCATAAAGTCCAAGCGCTCTGCTAAGAACTTTAAAAGCACATCGTTGTGATCGGCGGCCTTTACTGCGGCCTCTGTTTTCTTACCGTAATAACCATCATCTTTAGCGCCGACAGCACGCTGTAAGAAACGAATCGCGCGCCAACCACCATGATTGATTGAGGCATCGAATAGCTGATACATCACCGCTTTGTGGAACGCTTCACCGCCAAGCTTGAGCCAGAAATCACGGTAATAGATCTCTTTGGCTTGCTCGATGGTGAGCTGCTTAATGTTGAGGTGCGGGTAACTCATCGCAGCGATGCCGAACTTAGTGCCTTTGCGCTCGCCTTCACCCACCACGCCCGTTGTCCAGTTTCCTCGGTCGTCGTATAGGTTTTGGTATTTACCTTCGTGACCAATCACGCGCTCAAACGCGGTTACATATGCTTGCGGATACTTCATAGGTTCTCTCTGATTAACTAAGTTGGCCGTGTGGCTTCTACTTGAATGGTGTAAGTGGTTCGGGTGCCGGATAGCGTGACGGTATCGATAGACCAATTGCCTTTAGAGCGGGGGGATTGAAAGCCCTCAAGATTCAGAATCGATTCAGCAAACAAACCGCGCTTGCCTTTGATGGTGGCCGTGAAGGTTTGCCCCTTGCGGGTGAGTTCGGCTAGCTTTGATTCGGCTCTTTGAATCGCTTCATCATCGGTTTTAAATACCTCTCTCATTCGATAATAAGGCTCAGTGCCAATCACAGCGGTATTGCATTGCCCTGTGTCTGTGGTTTGCCATTCGGCTTTAATGCCACTAAACCGCACGTTACTTGGGTGAGCAATTTTAGCGGTGCCGCTTTGTACATCCTGCAGGTTCACGGTGACTGATTGCTGAGCGTTACCGGATAACGCTGAAAGACTGCCGCGCTTACCAAACACGTACATGTGATTGATGGGCTTGGCTATTGCGTCATGTTTCGACGCTAAGCGAGCAATAAAAGCGGAGTCGGTTTCTTCGTTCTGGTTTAGGTGATCGGTGGGCTTGCTGGCAAGTTCAGGGCTCACGCGAACCTCATAACCGTGCGGCTCCATAACCGCTTTCACCACATCCAACACCGTAGCGGGTGGAAAGGTTCGGCGTCTTGACTCTCTAAAGCCGCTCCTATCGGTCACGTTGAATTTAGCGGGGGTAAGCTGCAGTACGAGCTTTACTGGGTGGAGGTGTTCGTCTATCGACGACACTTGATAAACGCCGCGAAACTCGCCATCCACGGTGATGCTCCATTCACTACCACTGGCAGGGATATGGTTCATCGATTCAGCGCCACCATACGTGAGCGTCACTCTATCGGCTTGTTGGCCTGTGCCATCCGTCAGAAACCAACTTTCAAGCAGGGGCTTGAGCTCTGCAGCTCCCGCCCCTTTAATTTGAATTACATCCATACGGGGATTTCATTGGTGGTGGTCGGCTCTGGTTCGTTGCCAATGATTGGCAGCTCCACCAATTGACCAGGTTCTAAAAAGAGGGTGGTTTGGGTTGGGTTCAGTCGATAGAACTCATTTTCAAGCTCGTCAGAATCCGAACCAAACACCCGATAAAGTAACGTGTTAACCGTTTCAAACGGCTTAGCTGTCGTTTTCATCTTTCTGGCGATACTCCTTAAGCGTGAGCGTGATTTTGACGACTTGCGCCTGCCCTTTCTCAATGATTTTGGTGTAACTGGTTTTCACATTGCGAAGGGTAAAGCGCCCCCAACTGCGGCCTTTACCGTCGGTGATCATCACAATCTCATGAGCTTTCGCCATGGCTCGCAATGCTTCGGCTTCGGCTTCGCCATCCCCTTTGAACGCCACCACGTTGATCGTCCAGTTATCCAAAGGGTTAGCGGTTGGGTCTTGTCTTGGGCTGTCTATGGCGTCGAAATCAAACCACCCACCGGAAGTGTCATAAGTGTGACCTTCCAACGGATTGCCTTTCACTACGCTAAAAACATGATCGTTAAGTGCTAAGTGCTGCATTAGCTCACCAATGAATGTTCAAAGTCTTGAGTTAGGTTTTCAGAATCTAAGCCGTGCTGTCGGGCAAACTGCGCTAAAGCTTGTTGTACTGTTTGCATTGTTAAAGCAGCGGTTTCCTCTGCCGCTTGCGCACCGGTTACCTGCACCACTGGAGCAAAAGTAATGTTTGGCTTTTGCGCTTGTTCTGCCTTTTTGATTTGGGCGGTTCTGATTTCCTCGGATTTATTGGGTAAATCCTCCTTGGTAAACCAACCAAATAGCGTTGAAGCGATGCTTTCCCCTGCCGCATCCCCCATCATGCCGCCAATGCCTGCGCCAATCGCGGTGCCAATGCCAGGTAAAATGGCGGTGCCTATCGCTGCACCTGCAGCCGCGCCACCTAAACCACCCAGCAACCCCCCGCCACTTTCTGCAGCGGCGGCGTTGTCACCTTTGGCTAGATTGGTGGCTACGCTTACCGCATCAAGCCCCATGGTGAGCGGTCTTAAAAAGCCTGCCACCTTGGCGAACTTGTCAATGTGCAAACCTTCTAACGTATCGCCCACCGTGCCAGTGATTTGAGCGGCTTGGTTTAAGCCATCGGCAGCGAACGCGGGTAAAGCTGCGCCGCCTGCCAATAAGCCTGCGCCCGTTTTTAGCATGTTGCCTTTAGCTCGACCGGATAAGCTCATGCCTCTTGGCGCTCTCGATGAAACGAAATCCGTTGCACCACTAAAGAGATCCATTCCAAGACCAACCAAACCACGCTTGCGACCTCTTCGACGGCGTGACGGTGTGCGCCTTGTTCGGGCTTCTCCTCTTGTTCTTAACGTGTTTCCAGATTCGCCCACACGAGCGCCACGGGTGGCTCTCGCTTGGCGTTCCATTGCTGCAGCGTGTCGATTTGCAGCGGTGGTGGCTTTATCGGTGGCCGATTGTTTGCTTTTAAGCGCTAGGGTTTCTTTGGCTATGCTGGCAAGGTTGGACGCAAACTTAACGCCTTGGTAAACCTTATAAGCGGCTGCCCCTGCGACCACTGCAGCGCCCAAACCTAGAACAACATCAGCGGCGATGCCTGCCTCTGCTACCCAATCGGTTGTGGCGATGGTGAGATCAACAATCGGATTAAGAATCGCATTGAAAGCAGGCCAAAGTTTGTTGCCCACCACAGTGGCAAGGTTGCCGAACGCATCAACTGCGCGTTCAGCTCCCGCTAGATTGGTGCTCGCGATATCGTCATACTCTTTTTTTACAGAGTTTGAACTTGCGGTGGCTGCCTCTTCCTGAATCTTGCTAAGACTCTGTGTGTCCTTAAGTAGCTTTTGAATGTGCGGGTTCGCTTCATCACCAAACAAGGACTTGATCGCAGCGGATTGATCTTCTTTGTTTAGATCTTTGATGCCTTCGAGTACATCCAGCAAGGTGCCCATCGCATCGTCTTGCATGCCTAACGCGACCGATTCCGCATCCGTGCCAAGCATGCCAAAGATTTCTTTTTGGCTGCCTGTGGCAGCGAATCCTGCCGTTAATGCCGACGAGATGTTTTTAGACGCGGT